GAACCCCCTCAGATAGAAGAAACAGACTTTCAGGATTTAATATTAAAGAAATTAATTCAAACAGTTCAAATTGATGTAACTAGAGTAAAACAGTGTATTATCATTGGAGAGACTTTACTTTATGAAAGAATCTTACCTATTGACCAATATCCTGTAGTTCCTATATGTAATTTACATACTAGAACTCCTTATCCAGTATCTGATGTTAGTATGGTTAAAGGACTTCAAGAATACATAAATAAAACTCGTTCTTTAATTATTGCTCATGCTACTACAAGTACTAATACTAAGATACTAGTTCCTGAAGGTAGTGTTGATATGAAAGATTTTGAAGAGAAATGGGCACAACCTGGTGTAGCAATTCCTTATGACCCAACTGATGGAGCTCCAGTAACGGTTCAACCTAGTCCATTACCAAATGAATTATACCAAAATGAAACTACAGCTAAAAATGATATAGACCATCAGTTAGGTTTATATGAAATGATGATGGGTAATAGTGCTTCTGCTCCTCAAACATATAAAGCTACAATATCTCTTGATGAATTTGGTCAAAGAAAAATCAAATCTAAAATGACTGATGTTGAACAAGCTTTAGTAAGAGTAGGTCAAGTAGCTATACCGTTAATGCAACAGTTGTATAGTATAGAAAAAACATTTAGAGTTGTTAATCCAAATAACTCTATGAATGAATACGTTGTAAATAAAAGATTATATGACGATAAAACTGGAGAAATACAAATTTTTAACGACATAACTGTCGGTAAATACGATGTGGTCGTAGTAAGTGGTAGTACATTGCCTACTAATAGATACGCTGAACTTGAGTTCTATTTAGATGCTTATACTAAAGGTTTAGTAGATAAAGTAGAAGTTCTTAAGAAAACAGAAATCTTTGATATAGAAGGTGTAATGCAACGAACAGACGAAGTCGGACAACTACAATCTACAGTTCAACAACAACAAGAGCAAATTAAAAAGCTTCAAGGTGACCTGCAAACTAGAGATAGAGAAGCAGTTAATCTACGTAAGAAAGTGGAGGTTGAGAAATTTAAAGCTGACCTCGATAAAACTTCTAATAAAGCTAAATCTGCTGGCGTCTTGTTCGAAAAAAGATTGGATGATAACTTAGCTACTGTCAAGTCTCATGTAAAAGAGTCTGGCAAAAAAGAAAAATAGGTTTACCCTTTTAGTAGCATAAAGGCAACCGTAAAAAAAGGAACAAAAAAATGGAAGAGACTATAAATAACCAAACAGATACCCCTGAACAGGGCTCTGAACAATTATCGGTAGAAGAAGCTTTTTTCCAAAGTGTTGAAAATGAAGGTGGAAATACAGAGGCTCCTAAACAGGATACCCCACAATCGGAAGGCTTAAACGTTGAAGAAACTCAAGCTAAAAATGATGATAAGAGATTCGAATATTGGCAATCTCAAGCAGCTTTAGCAGCAAATGAGAATGCTCAACTAAAAGCGCAAATGCAAAATGTTGCCCAGGGCATGGCTCAACAGCAACAAGCACAAGCACAACAAGCACAGGCAGAAACGCAACAATTTCCCGATGCTCCTGAGAAACCTCAAATGCCCGCAGGGTTTAATAGAGCGGAAGCTAATGAAGACCCAAACAGCGTAAGCGCTCAATACTTAAATAACTTAGAGAATTGGAGAGATGACACTATTCAGTATAACGCTCTAAAAAATGAATACCAAACTGCTTTAGTTCAAGAGAGATTAGAAGCTGAACAAGCTCAAAGAGTTCAGAATGTTCAAAGAGCTCAGGCTTATAATGCTCAAAAACAACAGCTAAATGGTGTTTATCAAGAAGTTCAGGGTAAGCATGGCTTAACCCCTGAAGAAGCAAATGAGTTTATGCAAACAATGTCAAATCCTCAATCTTTAACTATAGATAATTTAGTCCAAGTGTATAGAATGCAGAAAGGTTCTGGACAGCAGCCGCAAACACAAGCACCTGCTCAACCTAGCGATACGTTTAATCAACAAGCTAGAGCACAGCAAGTTCCATCTCCGATGGGTGTTATCCCTGCTCAACAGAATGAAACTGGAGGAAATGCAGAGGACCGAATTATGGATTCGATGATTACGGGTTACAAAAAAAGTAACCCTTGGTAAATAATAAATCCTACTCGAAGGTCTACGCGACAGCTGAGAGAGGAATAATTAGAGGTATTAAATAATGGCAAACGCAACTATTTATAGTTCGACCTTTGGTGAAGGTGGAAACAGTAGCGTTGATTTAGATAATACACGGAGAGTCTTTAATTTTGGAGATAGAGTTGCAGAACTTGCTCCTCAACAAAGCCCGTTTTTTGTTTACTTGAATAAGGTAGCTAAAAAAGCGACTAACGACCCCGTGTTTAAATTTTTAGAACAACGTCACCAATGGCAAAGACGTAATTTTGAAATGCATACAACATTTACAGCAGGTGAAGAGTATGTAGCAAATGAGGTATTAAACGCAGGACAGGACTTTCATTTAGTATGTAAGTATGATAATTATGGCAAAGTAGCCGCAGCGGCTCCTTGTCACTTTTTATTGCCTGGACAAATCTTAGCACTAAAAGCTGATGATGGAGTAGTTTATAACTTTAAAATCAGTGAATCAGCTACAGTAACATCTAGTGCTTCTACAGACGCAGATGCTGCTAACATAGCGCATGAAACTAGTGATAATAAATCTAGTATCGCTGGAGAAATGTTAAGTGTTATTGGTAAAGTTGTACCTAATGGTACAGTATTTACTGCAGGTAATAAAGGTCAAGTTGTTGGTTCAGCTTGGGCTGAGGGTACTGACTCTCCACTTGGTTGGGAAGACAAATTGTACGACAGAGAAGGTTATACTCAAATCTTTAAAACAGGTATGAATATATTCTCTGGTACATCTCTTGCTACTGAGTATAGAGGTATTGCAAATGAGTTCCAAAGAATTTGGACAGACAAATTAATGGAACATAAAATGGATATTGAACAAGCTATGCTATATGGTAGAGGAACTAATGAAGCAAGAAGTGGTGGTGCTGATGGTAGCACAGGTCAGACTGGTGCTCCTGTTAGAACTTCTTGGGGTATTTTACCTTATACTGAATCATATGGTAAAGTATATAATATGAGTTATTCATCATCTGGATATGATGCTTTCTTAGATGCAATGGAAGATTTCTTTGCACCTGAAAGTGGAAACTCAGGTAATAAACTTGTATTAGCTTCAAGAAAAGTAATCACTTACTTAAATAAATTAGGTAATGGTTCTTTCATGAATAATTCTATAGGTTCATCTCAGTATAGGTTAGATGTAGCAAATGTTCCTGGAGCATTTGGTCATACAGTAACAGTAGTAAATACTATTTTTGGTAATTTACACTTTGTTGCTGAACCTTTATTAAGAGGTCCATGGGAAGATTACTGTGTAGCAATCGACCTTGGTAATGTAGCATATAGACCACTTGTGGGTAATGGTGTGAGTCGAGACACTTTCATAGAAACTAATGTTCAAGACAACGGTGTTGATGGTCGACAAGACCAAATCATAACTGAAGCTGGCTTGGAAATTCAGTTACCAGAAACTCACGCAATTCTTAAGTTTTCTTAAGGGGAGGTAGATTATGGCTTGGACAGAAACAACAGAAGGTGGTTATACAGTTCTTACATCATCTGCTCTTACTTTAGGAGATAATGAGAATACTGCTAATCAATATATAGCTGTTACACCAGCTATTTCAACTGCATTATACCCAAATTGGGAAAATAGAAAGATGCCTTGTAAAGTACAAGTAACAGTTGCTGGTGGCGGTGCTGGAATCATTGATGTTAAATTACAGACATCATTGGGTAGTGCTACTACAGGTGATGCATTTTCTAATGGTGCTGCTGTCACCCCTTTATGGGCTGACGCTTCTACTACAGACATGCCTGCGACTTGCTTAGTAAATGCAACAACTAGTAATAGTGGACAAGTTGATGCTACGGATGTTTATGCTCCGTATGCTAGACTTGCATTATGGTTGACTGCTGATACTGACATCGTAAATGATACTGGTAGAGCTATAGTTTCAATTGCATTCCCTAAAAAGGATGGAGTTGTAGGTAGCGACTTAGGCGGAGACGGAACTACAGGTGTAGGACCTGACCCATCATAGTGGTTAAGTAACTAACAAATTATAAGGGGTCTTCGGGCCCCTTATAAGGAGAGAGTATGGCAAAGAAAAAAATGGTATATAGCGATAGTATTGGAAATCCATACAATGCTAATATTAAACCAACTACTAGGAGAAAGCATAATGGAAGAGTCAAAAAAAAGAAGTAGAAATGGTAAAGGTGGAGTATACAGAGTTCCAGTTGGTGACTTAAAG